TGCTCCCAGGCCGGTTGGTCTCGGCCCCGTAGTAGTCCGACTTGCCCAGCGTGGTGCGGCCGGTCAGTTCCATGATCCTGTCCTGCACCTGCTTGACGCGGTTCATGTTGTCCTGCACCTGCGCTTGGAAGCGGCGCAGCGGCCCCTGCTCGGGCGGCGTCATGCCGGGTTGCGAAGACGGTCCGGCCGGTTGGGTGGAGGTTGGGTTAGTAGTGCCAGCCTTGGTCGTGGAGCCATTCACGCTGAACAGCTCGCCCATCGGCCCGAACATCTCCCCGCGCCGCTCGATCGCCATGTCCATGACGGCCATCTTGGCAAAGCCGGACAGTTGCGCAGGCGTCAGCGCGCCGAGCTGCTTGCCGTAGCGGCGCGCGATGTAGGCTTTCACCAGTCCGATCAAATCCTCGACCCACTTGCGGATCGCGGCCGGCAGCGACTGCGGCGCGCGCTCGTATTCCTCGATCGCGTAGGCGGCGAATTCCTCCACCTCCATGCGGGTCGACACGGCGCCCTTGGCCTTGGCGGTGGCGACGCGCGCGCGGGCACGGTCGAACACTTCGCGGGCACGACCGCTAGACTGCTCGGCCTGCCGGTAGAGCGAGCCCATGCGGCCCATCAGGTCGCCCCATGCCTTCGAGTCCAACATTGGCTTGACTCCGCCGTGGAGCATCTCGTGCAGCAACACGGCGCGCGCGTTGTCCTGCGTGAGCGAACCGGCGACTAGGTGAATCGTCCCGTCAGGCCTGGTCACGGCCTGCATGCCGGACTTGACCTTGACTTCCTTGGGCAATGTCTTGGCCGAGCGGTGGATCACGATGGTGCCATGTTCGATCAGGCGCGCGATCACGGAGCCGACCGGGCCGGTGGTCAGCGCAGCCTTCAACTGCTTGTCGTCCATGCGCACGTAAGGCGCCGGCTCCTCGGTGCGCGACTGCTTCGCCTCCGGGTGCTTCTCGTACGCGGTCAGGAGCCAGGCGCCGGGCTGCCCGTCGCGGTCCATGCGGATCACAGCCTCGTCGCGCTCATTGCAGATGCGGTCGGGCTGGCTCGGCTTCTCGTACACCTCGCCCTTGGCCAGCAGCTCTGGCAGGCGGTCCATGAAGGCTTCGCCCCGGCGCGCCGCGATGTGGGCCAGGCCGGCGTCCTTGTCGCCATATGGAACCGCGATCTCGCCGATGCCGTCGCGGTGGATCGTGGCCTTGCCAGCTTTGTCTTCCATGAGCTGACGTATGGACGAAGCCGATTCATCGCCCGCCACCGAATACATCACCGGTCGCCCACCATCCTCCTTCACCTCGATGCCGGCAATCAGGTCAGCAAACGCCTGGTTGATCGCCTCGCGCTCTGCGCCCACCGGCACCGTTTTGCCGTCGCGCCCGGCATGCGACAGGTAGGTGTTCTTCGCTGCCGCCGCTTCCAACCTGTCCGACACGTAGGCGTCAAACGCGCGTGCGAACATCTCCCACGGCGTGCGCCAGTAGCCCTTGCCACCCTTGTCCTTGTCCAGTTCGGCGGCATTTCTCGCGTACTCGGTCGATACCTTCTGCGGCTCGTGCTTGTTGGCGGCGCGCTTCTCGTCGGTGACGTACTGCCAGTGGTCGACGTTCGACTGCAGCCCGGTGATCTGGTCGAGCGAATAGGTGCGGCCCTTGGCCTGCTTGTACAGGTCGCGCAGCTCGTTGACGGTTGGCGACAGGTAGGACTTGCCGGCCTTGACCATGCCTTCTCCCAGATCGCCTGCCATGATGCGGTTGGCGATGGCGTCGAACTTCTCCTCGTGGCCGGCGAAGTCGCGGCGGATCGCGGCCAGCCACTGGTCGACGCGCTTGGTGGCGCGCTCCCTAGCGGCGGTCAGGCGCTGGTCCATCTCCTCCTTCGATTCCTGGCGCTTCTCCATCGTCTCGACGATGCGGCGGAATGCGTCGGCGATCTCAGGCCGAACCCCGGCGAAGCGGTCGTATTGCTCGCGCACATGCTTGCCGTCCTTCACCACGAAGCGCTCGGCGCGGCCCGGTCGGGTGGCGTGCGCGGTCAGAAACGGGTCTTCGGTCGTGGACAGCCCCGCCTGCGTGGCGAAGTAATGATCGAGCGCATGGGCGAATTCGTGCGCCAGTGAGCCGGCACCGTTGGTGCGGGTGATGTTGATTTCGTTCACGCCCGGCACGAAATGCGCCAGCGCCTTGCCGCCGCCCTGCGCGCCGAAGGCGATGCCCAGCATGCCGTTCAGGCTCATCGCCTGCGGCGGCACGCCCAGCACTTCGGCCAGGTCGTGGAACGAGTCGAAGGCGTGGTTCAGGTGCAACTGGCGCTCGTTGTCGGGCACCCACTTGCCGAAGTTCACGCCACGGAAGCCGAAGTCGTCCATCACGCGCTGGGCCGTCACGTCCTCGCCATTGCGGCGGTTGGCGCCGGTGCGCTCGACATCGGCCACGTTCATGCCTTCCTCGACCAAGCCGTCCTTGCCTTCGCGCTTGACGCGCTCGCGCGCCGCCTCGATTGCCGCCGCCTCGGTGTCGTGGCTGCTGACCACGCGCCCGCGCTTGTCGGTCAGCGTGAACGGCGCCGCCTTGTCCATGGCAGCCTGCGCCTGTTCCTGCGTGTCGAACTGCTCGATGAACCTGCCATTCAGGCGCAGGTTGAACTTGCCGAACCCATTGCCGTCGACCGTGTAGGACGCCTTCGGCAGCACCTGATAGCCCTGCACCTGCCACGCCTCGCGCTTGCCAGGCCAACCCTTCTCGATCTCCTTGAGCGCCTTGACCGCCTCGTCGGTCGAAGGCTGCAGCGCGCGCAGCACCTTGTTGCCGCCGATGGACACCAGTTCGTTCTGGCTGTTGCGCCAGCCGTCAGGGTAGACACTATCGAGCAAGCCCTTGGACTCTCCCTGTTTCATCATGTCGAGCACCGACACATAATTCCCTTGCATGCGCCTGGCACGGTCGCCGACCTTCGACAGCCATGCGGCCACGGCCTCCCGGTCGCTCGCCCATGCCATCACACCATCCTGCAAGCGGGTCATCGCATCGATGTAGCGCTTGAAATCCACATCGGTCGGTGCGCCGCGCACGCTCGGCTTGGCGCTGGCCGCGTCGTAGACCTGCTTGACGATGTGCGCGACCAGCGGCTGCATGCCGTCTGCTATCATCTGCTCATAGTCCGGCTTCGGCCACACCTTGGCCTTGACCGTCTCCTTGGCCTTCAGGGCGTCGTTCATGCCCTCCACGTCCGACCAGGTCAGGCCGGTACGGATGCGGTTGCGGCGGTTGTAGGTCAGCTCTTCGCCGGCCTCGGCCACCTTGCCGCCGGCCTTGGAGGGCTGTTCCGCAGCCTGCTTGGCATCCTTGGCTTCCGGTGCTAGATTGGCTTTGCTGCTTTGGCCCGAGATAGCGCTAGGGGAGCCGGCAACGGCTTGATCGGACTGCGCCCTTTCCCAAAGCAGCGCCTTCCCATTCATGAAGTCGGGGCGCGACACCAGCGCCGTGCGCACGTCGTAGAAGTCGGTGCCCTGCCCCGGCTCCAGGCGTACGACCAGGATGCGGTTCGGCTGGCTCGACTTCTTGACCAGGAACAGGGACGAGCCGCGCCCCTTGTGGATCGCGTCGAAGCCGGTTGCCACATCCGCCACGAAGCCCTCGGCCGTCTCGAAGCCGGCCTTGGCCAGCTCCTCCAGCCGCGCCGGGCGGGCGATGTGTTGCAGTCCGGCTTCGCCGTCACCCTGGCGCAGCCGGATCGGTCCAGCCTGACGATTGATCGCGTCGGCGATCTCCGGCGTAATCGTCCCGAAGTTAGGCGAGCCGTCCGGCGCGCGCACGAAGTCGCCAGCCTTGGGCGGCGGCATGTTGGCGACGGCACCGGATGGCAACTCATCATTCGCAGCAGTAGGCGTGGCGGACTTCTGTTCAGTTGTGGCGGGTTGTTCCGCCTGCTTGCCATCCTTCTTACGGCGCGCCTGCGGTTGCGTAGTCAGACCTTGGCGCTGCGCGTCCTCCTCGATCTTGCGCAGTGCATCGCGCTCCATCTGCTGATACTCGCGCCAACGGCTCTCGGCCTTGAGCAGTTCGAGCCGCAACGCGGACTTGCCACCGATGGGCGCTTCCTTAATCTGCTGGCGTAAGTCCTTCACGCGCTTGAATGCTGTGGTCTTGTGCTTGCGTGCGGTATACAGCATACCCTGTGCGGTGCTTTCGACTTTTGCTACTTGAACGCGCTCTAGTCTGATGGGCGCCTGCTCGACCTGCGTCGGCTCGGGCTGGCCATTGTGCTGGCTGGTTGCTGTCTCGTGCGCTGCTGCATCGATCTCGGGCATCTCCTTCGCGGCGGTGCGCTTGGCGATGTTCTCCTGCGCCTGCCGCACCGCCTCGTCCTGGCGATCGTACTTCTGCTGCGCCTGCTCCAGATGGTCGGCGCGGCTTTCCTGCGCGCGCGGCTTCACCTCGTAGCGTACGCGACCCGTCTGCTCGACCTTGTGGGTATCACCGATCTTCTTCTTGGTGATGTAGTCGCGCGCCTTGTCCTCGGTGCTGAACCACTTGCCGGCGTGAGCGTCCTTGACCGGCTTGGCAGCTTCGTCCTGCTGTGGCGCCGCTTCGGGCACTACCTTCACCTCGGCTGGCGCATGCTCGTGCGCCTTCGAGCGATAGACGGTCGAGCCGTCCGGCGTCACCTCCTTCGTGAACTTGTTGCGCAGAAAGGTCTTGGCCAGCGGCGAGAAATTCGGATGCGTGCCCGGCGCGACGGTGACGGTGCGGATTGCACCGCTTGCCAGCGCATCGGCCTTGTACTCGCGCCCGGCGATGTCGCCCGTGCCCGGCTTCCTGTGCTCCTCGCCCGAAACAAGGTTGCCGTCGTACTCGATCATCACCCCTTTGCCCTTCTGGCCGATGGCGATGTCTCGATTGTCAGCCAGAAATAGATTGGCAAGGCGCACGCCATCGGCGCTGTTGGTCGAGTCGTCGGCGATGAGGCGGCTCGCATTCTGCAGGTTGGTTTCGTGCCACAGCGACGACTTGCCGATTGGCCGGGTCTTTAATGCGAACGGACCGGCATGCACCGTCTCTGGCAGCGTGCGTTTCAGTGCAGGCTTGGCGTCGGCGGCATTGTCTGCACGAGCAGCACCAGTTCCAGCGGACGATGCAGGTCCATCGGCAGCGGCAGGTCGAGCCTGTTGACCCAGCTCCACATCCGCCTGGCCTCCAGCCGCGTGATCTGCCCGCTCTGCCGCAGCAGCCGGAACGCCTGCTTGTCCGTCAGCAATTGGTTGCGCTGAAACATTGGCTTCCTCCTTGATCGGTTGGATGGTGAATTGGCCATTCGCTTCGACAACCTCGTGCGGTACGCCCGTCGCTTCGGCATGGCGCAGCATCATGCGGTTGGCGTCGGCGCGCTGGTCGAACGGTCCGTTCGACAGCGGCTCCTCGGCTGGCTTGGACGCTTCCTTCGCCTCGGCGGTCTTCTGGTTGATGGCGCGCTCGACCTGCTTGCGGGCGTCGATGAACATCTTGCTCCAGCCGCCAGACGCCTTGGCCTGGTTGGCGATGTATTTCAGGCGCGCGCGCAGATCCTCCAACGACATCGCGTTGTAGTCCGGGCCTGCGGATTTAATTGTGGGATGGTAGAAGGCGTCCATTGCGCCCTGCACCATGCTGTCGCGGTCACTAATCGGCAGGCCGGCCAGTTCGTTGTGAATCGCCAGCGCGACCTGATCCTTCGGTTTGCCAGATTCGAAGTGGTACTCGATCCGACTGACGATAGCGGATGGATTCAGACCGTATCGCTCCGCCACTCCTCGCCACGTTTCAGGCGCTTGCTCGGCAGTCGCCTCAACCGCCTGCGTCATCGGACCGGCGGGCGCGGCCTCTTCCGACTGCAACATCACGCCATCACGGCTCGTAACTGTCACCACCTCGCCGTCGTCGCTGACGATCTGCGCGGTGAATTCGCCGTCTTCGTCCTCCTGGTAGCCAGTGAGTTGACCGCTGGCCTGCTCGCCGGTCGGCGCGGTGACGGTGATGCGGTCGCTTGCTTGCTGGCCGGCGGTCTGTTCGAGCGCGGCCGTCAGCGGGCCGGACGGCGCTGGTTGCGCCGGCGCAGCGGGTGCGGCTGGCGGTGCTGGCGGCGCCCCATCGGATCCGCTCGGCACGGCATCGGCAGGCACTTCCGGCGGCACGCCACGGGCGGCAGGCTCGGCATGCACCTGGTGGCGGCCACCAAACGCGCCGGACACGCTGCCGCCGGTGACGCCGCCCACCACGAAGCCCTGCACCGCGCTTTCGCCAAGCCCTTCCGTCAGGTCCTGCTTGGGATTGACGTTCTGCCGGGTGGCCCAGTTCTGGCCGAACTGCTCGCCTGGGTTCTGCACGCCCTCGACCACCGACTCGGCAGCGAAGCCCTTCATCACGCGCGGGATGAACTTGCCGCCTTCCGAGATGATGCGGCCAAGAAATTCGCCGCCGAACTTGTTGACGGTGGCGTCGACGATGCCGGCGATCTGGCCAGCCTGCTCTGCCGTTTCGGCCGTGATGCGCGCCTTGGCCGTCTCCGGCTTGTAGCCATCCGCCAGGAGCTGCTGGTAGCGCGGGCTGTCCTGCCAGATGGCGTCTTCCATCTTGGCCACTTCGGCATGGGTCTGGTTCGACTGCTGGGCGTAGCCGACCGCGCCTTCGGTCGCCGCGCCCATCTTGGCCATCGTCTTCGCGCCGGCCTCGATCGCGGCGCGCTTGGCCGCCTCGGCTGTCAATCCTGCCTTCAGCGCTTCCTTCTCGGCCTGCACCGACACGCCGCGCGTGAAGTAGGCGCTGACGGCCATCGCCGCCATCGTCGGCAGGTTGCGCACCACGTCGCTGACCACCTTCACCGGCGACAGGTAGGCGGCCTTGCCGGTGTCGGTGGTCGCGTATTTCAGGTCGCCATAGCGATCCTGCGCCGACTTCGACACATGCGCCATCTCCTGTTCGCCTGCCTCGGTCATGCGGTTGGCGAAGCGCGACAGGATCATCGCCGCGCTCTCGTCCTGCATCTGCTTGAGCTTGGCCGGGTCGTTCTTGAACAGCACGGCCGCATCCGACTCCGACAGCGTCCATGGATTGATGGCGTCGAGGATCTTGGCGCCGGCGCCGAGCAGGTCATAGCCGCCTGCCTTGAGCGACTGCCCGAGATAGGAGCCGGCATCCGACCACGAGAACGCGTCCGGCGCCTTGGCGGCGACCTGCGGCTGCGGATTGGTCTTGATGTAGGCCGCCGTCTCTTCCGCACTGAGCGGGACGTAGCGCGACAGGTCGGTCGCTTCCGCCTCCTGGTACTGCTTCACCTCCTCGTCGGACAGCGGGATATAGCGGCCCTGCGCATCCTGGACTTCATCGGGTGCAACCCGCTTACCGGCACCTGTGGCGACCTTGCGCGCATAGTCGCGCGTACTCATCAGGCCATCGTTCGTGTCCGGGATGACGCCGCGCTTCAGGTCGGCGTGGTCGTAGCCGGCGTGGTAGCCGGCCGCCAGCAGTTCCGGGTCGGTCGTGCCGAGCTTCTTCTGGCCATAAGCGATGTAGCGCAGGCCCGCCTCCAGATTGTTCCACGCATCGCGCTGCCCGACTTCCGTGCCCATCATCATCTTGTAGGTGGCCGGCATGACCTGCATGCCGCCGCGCGCGCCCTTCGGACTGTCCTTGCTGTTCCAGTTGCTGGAAGATTCCGCGCCCCAGATCGACAGCGCTAGGTTCGGATCGATGCCTTTGGCGACAGCCTGCTTGATCACGTCGGCGCGGGTCGGCGCGGCGCGCGTGGCTGACGCTGCCGCCGGCGTGTCGGCATCGGTATCGAGCGGCACGTAGCGCGCCGTGTCGGTCTTCACCGGCTGCTGGCCCGGCAGCAGCGGTTCATCCTTGGCGATGGTGTCGAACGGGGATTGGAGGAGGTTGTTTTGAGGCACGGCGCCCTCTGGTCGCGGATGGAATGGTCTGATTTTAAACCATTGGTGCGATTTGCGAACCGTAAAAAGCAGCAATGAAAAACCCGCCACGCTGGCGGGTTAGTGCTTTCGCGGCAATCACGGGATGACCGGTGGCGCGTTCTGTTGCATGCCGACTTTCTTCCCGCCCTGCACGCGGAACACCTCGCCGGTCTTGCTGTCCCGGTAGACACCGTCCTTCAGGCCGGGCGGCGCCGCCGTGTCGGCAGGATTCGGCGCGTCCTTGCCGGTGCCGTAGATAGCCTTCATCGCTTGATCGACGTTCTGCTTCAGCAGATTAACCCGCTTCTCGCGATCTTCTGGCTTGGTCATGGTAGGCAATAACGTGTCCTTCGACAGCAGATCGGTCAGCATCATGCGCTGCGCCTCCTCTGGAGAGGCCCCTTTCTTGTAGCCGTCGCCGCCGACCATGTGCGGCACCAGTTCGCGCACGACATCGGGCGAAATTCCGTTCTCCTTGAGGATGTCGATCTTGGTCTGGATCTTGGCGCGCTCATCGCGCCCGGCGCCCATCGCCTTGAGCTGGTCGGCCGTGACCATCTCGTCCAGCTTGTAGCCGTGCAGGCGCTCGTCGCGGGTGGCCGAGCGGTTGTCCTTCGCTGCCTCGCGGCTGTCCTGGCGGTCGCCCCGGTATTTCTCCACTGCCATCTGGCGGCTGAACGTGGCGGCGTCCTTCTGCGCCTGCAGCCGGCCCTGCGCGGCGAGCTTGTCCGCTTCCGCCTGACGCTGGTAGATGGCCGAGAACATCTTGTCCGGCGACAGCGCGCCGAGGCCGTATTCCGTCAGCGACTTCGGGTCGACGAACTGCGCGCGCTCCTCGCCGGTGGCGTCGTTCTTGAGCTTCATGTTAAAGCCGGTGATGTTGCCGTCCTTGTCCTTGACCGGCTCGGCCGCCGTGATCGTGTTCCCGTCCGGCATGTCCTTGTGCAGCCGGACCAGGTGCTGCGCCGCCGTGACGAAATCGCCTTGCTGGTATGCCTTGTATGCATCGGCCCAGCGTTCCAGCTTCCGCTCGCCGTCCTTGCTCTTGTACCACTTGCTCCAGCGGTCGGCCTCTTCGAGATTGCCGTTCTCGATATGGTACTGCTCCATCTTCTCGGCGATCGTTTTGGCCGAGAAGTTGGACAGCCGGTGGAGCCGTTTGGCCTCTTCGACCGCCTCCTCGCGGGTGGCGAAGCCCTTGCCTTCGACCGTGAAACGCTTCGGCTTTTCCGCCACGCCAATGCCGTTCGCGGCCGGCGTGGCAGGCATCTCGGTGGCTGGCTGCTGGCTGCCGGTGGTCGCCGGATCGGACGGCATGGTAGCTGGACGGGGCGGATCGATCAGTGCTGGCGCGGCCTGTGCCGGCGTGGATTGCGCAACAGAGGCTGGTGTTTGGATGCCAGAGGCGGCCGGGGTCGCGGTCGTCATGTCCGGCGCCATGGGAAGCGGGGTCGGCTTTTCAGGTGCTGGAACAGGGGCGGTCTGCACGGCAGGTGCCTCTGGCGCGGAGGCGTTCGGCGCCGTCGCCGGCGTCGCATTGTCGACGCCAGTCTCGCGCACCGACGCGGCGACCGCCTTTTCCTGCGCGGCGCGCGCCTCGGCGATGCCCTGCGCCCGCACGTCGTCCAGCTCCTTCTGCTTGCGCGCACCCTCGATGGTCTTGCCGATGTAGATGCCGTTGCCGAAGCCCCGGCTGAAACCGTCCGCGAAGCCGCCCCAGTTCATGCGTTCACCTCGTTGTTGAAGTTTTGGATATGCGGCGCGATCGCCTCGTTGATGATGTCGAGCCGGCGCTGTACCTCCGCATGCGCTTCCGGGTGGTAGCGCTTCAGGTAGGCGGCGGCGCCATCCTCCCACCATGCCGAGCAGGTGATGCACTCGGACGTGGTGCTCATCATCTCGTAGACGCGCGAGACCGGAGCCCCTTCCGCGCGCAGGTAGTCCATCACCTGCTGCGTGCTCCAGTCCTCGATCGGGAACAGGTACTCGATGCCCTGCTCGACATGCCCGGAACGGATGGTGGCCTTGTGGTGGTCGGCGTTCTTCTGGCCACGGATCACCAGCGTGATGCCGTCCTGCTGCATGCGGTAGTGCATGGGCAGCATGACCGTGTTGGCGCAGCAGGCGTATTTGTCCTGGATCAGCGGGCGCGCGCCCTCGACCGCCATCAGCCCGAGCGGCGTGTGCGAGGCCGGCACGATGTCGGACGGCAGCCCGAACTGTTCGATGACGCCAGGCTGGTTGCCGTCCACCTCGACATAGTGCGGGCACAGCGGGCGCAACTGCGCGATGATCTCCTGCGTCTCAGGAAACGGAACGCGGGTGTTGAGCCGGTAGACCGTGATGCGGTCCAGGTACGGCCGCAGCAGGTACAGGCAGGCGATCGAGTCGCGCCCCCCGGAGAACTGGAAGGCGATTCTTTCGTGCCGGTCGAGCACGCTTTCGATATGCGACTGCATGTGCGACTGCATTGTGTTCTCCATCAGTACATCGCGGCGGCGGCGCCCACCGCCGAGCCGATCGCCGAGCCCCATCCCGCCGACGACTGCGCGTTGGCCTGCTGCTGGATGCCCCATGCGTTGAGCTGGTTGCCGTACAGGTTGTTGAGGATGTTGCCCTGGTTGGCGTAGCCCTGCATCGCGCCGGTGAAGCCCTGGCCCACGACGCCGTTATTGGCGTAGAAGTTGTTCTGCCCAGCACCGAAGTTGGCCACCGCCGACTGCCCGGCGCCGATCCCGGCCTGTCCGGCGCCCACGCCAGCCTGCCCCGCCTGCAGCGCGATCGAGGCAAACGACGCCGGGTTGCCGGCCGCCGCGATGCCGTTCTGCCCGGCCTGCATGCCGATGCCGTAGGACTGCGCTGCGGTCGACGCCATGCCTTTCGAATAGTTGGCCGCGTCCTTGCGCAGCATGATGCCCATCTGGCGCACGTCGTTGCGCGCCTTGTTCTGCGCCCCGGCCGACGCCAGCGCGGTCGCGGTGTCGGTCGCGCGCGTGACGCCGGCAAACCGCCCCGATGCCGGGTTGATGCCCATCGACGCCATGTTGCGCTCGCTCGACGCCTGCTGCCGCGCGGCATTGTCGAGCACGTCGGCCCTGGCCTCGGCCGCCATCGCCTCCTGCCGCTCGGGCGAGTCGTAGTTCATCGCCTCGTCGACCATCTTCTGCTCGACCGGGCGGAACGTCGCTTTGTTGTAGGCGTCCTGTTCCTTGCCCTGGTTGAACAGGTAGTCCTGCATCTCCAGTTGCTTGTCGGCGTAGGCGTTGGAGCGGTCCTGCGCCTCCCGCCCCATCTTCATCTGCTCGTCCTGGTAGCCGAGCATCTTGTCCTGGTAGGCGTTGTTGATGCCGCGCTGGGCCAGGTCGGCGTCGACCACTTGCTTGATCAGCTTGTCGTACTCGTCCTGGCGCAGCTCGCCCTTGGCGAACTGCTCCTTGGAAAAGTCGAGCCATGCCTGGCCCATCTCCGCGTTCTTCATGGCGGCCTGGCCGATGGCGGGATCGGGTGCCGGCGGCGGGGCGGAATCCTTCTTGAAGCAGACGTTGCGGCCGAGCGCCAAGAGGCCGAGCGCGATGTCCTGCTTGCCTGATGCCCGGCGCGCGCGGCGGCGCGACAGGTGGCCCGGCGCGATCTCGGCTTCGAGGCTGTCGTCGCCACCCCAGAAATTTATTTGATCAATCATTTGCGGTATTCCTCTGGAATGAACCTGCAATTGCGGCGCAACAGGCCAAGGATGACCACGTCATCGTCCGGCAGCGCCTCCGGGCAGTAGCCCTCGCGCACGAACCCGATGTGCTCGTCGAACGCCAATGCGTCCTTGTTTTTGGCAGGAACGATCCCGGTCAGTCGGCGCAACTTGATCTGCTGGAACGGATAGGCGAATGCCGCCAGCAGCAACTCCTTGCTCATCCAGCGCCGGGTGCCGTCGCTGGCAATGTGCATGTTTGCGTCCGCCGCCGAGAAACCGTCGAACACGACCACGGCCACCAGATCGCCGTCCCGCTCCAGGCCGATCGCGCGCGCGTCGGAACGGAAGCCGGCGATGCCGATCTTGTCGAGCGCCCAAGGCAGCAGCCGCTCCTCCTCGCCATAAACCAGCCGCGTTCCCATACGCCTCCCACCAATGGTTTGCATTCCATACCATTGTAAGCGCAATGACACCACCTGTCACAGCCGTTGTCACAGCCCGGTGATCGTGGCCCCCATCCTCGCCAGCACCGCCGCGAGCGCGCGCACGTCGGCCACCAGTGCATTGTGCTCGGCTGCCGTTGGCGCGGCGGAAACGAAGGTCGCCTTCAGGTTGACCGCCCCCGCGCCGGCGGCGTCGCCGCGCGTGACGGCCTTCAGCGCATCGGACTGGCGCCCACGGTCGCCCACCAGCGCGGCGGCGCGCTCGTCCTGCGCGACGCGGTTCGGTGCCGGCCTTGCGCCTGTCTGTCGTGGATAGCCCATCAGATGCCCCTCAGTTCCTGCGCCGTGCCGGCCATTGCCAGCTCCTGTACGGCGACGTTGCCTGTAATCTCGATTTCCCACTCGCGCGCCAGCCTCTCGCCTGGCAGGCGCATCATCTTGCCGGCGCCGGCCACCGACGCCAGCAGCTCGCCATCGGCATACACGTTCACCGTCACCTGCGGCCCCGGCGGCACGCCTTCGAGGATGTCGCCGTTGACCGGGTATTCATTGAGGACGGATGCATTCAATTCGCCGAAGATCGACGGCGCGGCAAACAGGACGGCACTCCTGGCCTGTGCCGCCGCCTTTGCCGCCTCGTAGGCGGCAAGCGAATCGGCGTCTTCGCGGCTGTCCATTTCGCACAGCATGGCCCCGAACGTGGTCGGCGCCGGCAGTACGAAGGCTTTCGAGCGCCAGGTGTAGATGTCGCTGATCGCGTTCTTCGAGTCCCATTCGTAGACGGTGGTGCCCATCACCATGAACAGCGCGCCGCTGGTCACGTCGTAGAACAGGGCGTCGGCCCGGTGCTGGCTGCGGATGATGAACGGCTGCGAGCCGGTCAGGTCCAGGATCAGCATGCCCTTCTGCTCGACCCCGTCGATGTCGATATAGTCGTAGCAGCCGAAGAAGCGCCCATAGAACTGGCCGCACACCAGCTTGTCCGGCTGCATCTTCAGCCACTGGTCTCGGGTGAACAGGTTGGTGGTCGGCACGTTGGCCGCGCCGCCCTGCACCACCACCAGGCCGTCGTGCGACGGGTAGGCCACCGCATAGCCGAGATCGACCATGCCCTGCGGGTTCAAGCCCGGCAGGTTCAGTTCCAGCCGCTGCATCACCATCATTTCCGGCGCCGTGCCGGCCACCAGATACGGGTTGCCCCTGGTGGCCACCACGACGGTCGTGTCGTAGACAGCCAGCCCGACGATGTCGTAGTCGGTCGTGAGCACGTACTGCTCGGGCCAGGCGTGCGGCCGGAACGGCTCGCAGAAATACAGATCCTTGCCGACGAAGCCGACCATGATGCCGTTCGGCATCGAAGTCAGCCCGGTCAATCCGTCCGGTGGCGGGTTCCAGTTCAGCGACGGCAAGGCTTCCGAAAAGTTGTCGGTGGCGATCGCATCGACGTAGTTGGTATTCGAGGCATCGCGTTCGGCCAGGAAGTACAGGTTGGTGCCGCCGCTGGTGCCTGTCTGCGAACGGTAGATGCGCTGCTTGCTGATGGCGCGGCCCGCCGGCGGGCTCTGGAAGCCGGACAGCGTGACCGTGTTGCCAGGCGAAACAACGATCTCGTCGCTGATCGGGCATGGCTCCGATTCCTCGCCGAACTCGGTCACGAAGGTGTAGACATACAGGCGCGTGTTGGTGATCGTCCCCGTCGACCCGGTCCTGGTGAGCGTCAGCTTGGCGGTCGGCGCCGGCACCGCGAGCGGATACGTCACGCCGCCCACGCGCATCTTGGGCACCCCGTCGCCTGTATAGTAGAGCCGGTCGTGCGCGACCGGGCCTGGCACGGCATGCACGACCTTGTCCCACCACAGCCAGTCCGCCCCATGCTTGTAGAGCGTCCTGACCTGGCCGGCGGTCGCGCCATCCAGCTCGTGGACCGGGAACGGCTTGCGAAACGGCGACAGTTCGCCATCCTCCAGCCGCGTCGACTGCGCGATCTGCGCACCGGTTGGCGGCAAGAGGCGCGGCGTCACTCTCGGCGCCTCGCCCGTGAATCCCGTCAGTTTAATGACCGCCATCGCCCGCTCCGTTCATTGTCTATCCCCACGAGATGTAGACCGCCCCATCCCCGCCCGAAGCGGCCCGGCCATACGCCGAGATGCCGCCGGCGTAGCCCCCCAGCCCGCCGCCGCCGACCACGATCGTCAGCGTGCCGCCCACGGTGAGCTGGCCGGGGTAATAGGTGGTCACGCCGCGCCCGCCGTTGCCGCCGCGCTGGCCGTGCGAGTAGCCATAGGCGCTGCCGTTGCCGCCGCTGGCGCCGCCGCCGACATAGTTCGACGCGCCGTTGCTGCCGCCGCTGGCCGCCTGCGGGTTGCCGTTCGCGTCGTAATTGACGCCGCCGTAGTAGTTCGACCCGTTCCCGCCGTTCCCCGCATAGGCCAGCACGTTCGCGCCGGCGTTGTACACATGCGAGTTGCCGCCGCCGTTGCCGGCCGATCCGGGGTAGGTGTCGATGTTCGAGCCGCCACCGCCCCCGCCGCCTGCGCGCACGTCGATCGTCAGCCACTGGAACGGCGGCACCACCAGCGACGAGGTTCCCACCCCGCGACTAGTCGAGCCGGATGTCGCTCTGACCGCGCCGTAGAACTGCGAAAAGTAGATCGCCCCGCCGGACGGCACCCCCGTGTTGTTGGTGGTAACGTAGCCGCCGCCCCGGTAGTAGGTGCTCAGCCAATAGTTCGGGCCTGCGAACTCGGCCTGGATCTGGGACAGCCAGATCGTGCCGGAGGATGGCAGGGCCATGTCAGCGGTCCTCCAGTTGCCTGACGCGGCCGGACAACTCCTTGACCGCCTCGATCAGCGGCGCGACCAGGTTGCCATAATCCACGTACAGGCCGTCCGCCGACTGGCCGACCACTTCCGGCACGGCCTCCTGCACCTCCTGCGCGATCACGCCGACACAGCGCACACCATCCTGGATGCGGGTGTAGCGCACCCCGCGCAGTTGCTCGACGAGCGCCAGGGCGTCGCCGATCGTCTCGATCTCGGTCTTGTGGCGGCGGTCGGAATAGGCGCCGATGTTGCCGCTGGCGACGAACGTGCCGTCGTTCTGCGAATAGCAGGCCCAGCCGCCGCCGCTGGTGAGGAAGCCGACCAGTCCGCCGTCGTGGTAGACCTTGCGCGAGCCCCACTGCTGGTCGTACAGGTCGACGTACGGCGTCGAGTGGCTGATCGTCAGGACCCCGTTGGTGATCGTCCCGCCGGACAGCGGCAGGTAGTTGGCAGGCGTGAAATTCCCGGCATGCCACACAGCATTGCCGCCGACCGTCATCGCGCCCGTGGACGCGACGGTTGCGCCACTCACCGTCCCGCTGGCGGTCACATTGCCGGAGACGGCACCTCCTGTCTTGTCGAACTTCGCGCCGTCCAGCGCATTGATCGCGCTCGTTCGGGCGCCGCTCTCGCTGGCCAGCGCGGTCGCCAAGTCAGTCCGTACCGCCGTCTCGCGCGCATCCGTGTACGAATTTGCCGCAGCCTTCGCCTGCGCGGTATCGGACTGGAGCTGCGCGACGATCGACGCCGTCAGCCTGATCTCGGCGCGGTCGCCGGCCGTCCATGCGCGCGCCGTCGTCCCTTCCTGAGCGCGCAGCGCGGTCAGGATGTTGCCGCTGCGTTCGGTGACGCGCGTGATCTCGATATTGCCATCCGGGTCGGCAAGCGTCAGCGGGAACCATTCGCCAGGCGCCAGCGCCGGGAAGTTCATGATTTCAGCATTCACGAGCACGATGGTGGTCCCATCGGCATCCAGCGGCGCGGCAAGGTGCGCGCTGGCGTTGTTGGCCAGTTTGATCGGCATACAGCCTCCATGTCATCGTTGATCGAAAGGATTGCTTTCGGTCGTGATGACAGCGGCTCAGGCTTGATCAGGTAGGCGATGTGCATGGTGCGGATTATAGGTGAGCCTGCTTACTTCTGGTACGTGATCGTGACCGATCCGCCAGACGGAACGACAATCGGATAGGACTGGCCAGGCGTGACCGGCACGGCGCTGTAGCTGGCCGGGATCGCCGGGCCGCCTGCGCCGCCGGGAAAAGTCTTGCCGAAGGCGGTGGCGTTGGCTCCGGTCGTGGCCGTGACGGTGATTGTGCGTTGATACCTGATCCAGGATTCGCCATAGTCTCCGGATAGAATTATACCGCTACTCTTCCAGCCGCCAGTCGTGTAGTAGCTTGCCGTTCCTGGTATGGCGTCAAAATAGACGCCATACGAAATATCAATGTCATGTGTGTTTGTGCCGATGTAACCTGTGTAAATTACGCCTTCGAGCCCGCCTGACCCACCGGAATTAACACGCGAAGCCATCAACGGAGCATCGTCTTGGAAAAGGCTCCAACTTTGCGCCCCTGCATTTTTCCCCGTACCAGAACTAACACCAGAAACTCTGTCAATTCTAGTATCCGTCCACGAAGTAGTAGTGCTGCCGGGAGTGCCATTCGCCCCCTTGCCAACCACGGTGTCGATGAGCGTCACGCCCACCGGCGCAGTCCATGTCGAGTTTGACGTGAATGTCTCGGTGATCGTGTCGCGCTTGGCGCTCATGGCCAGCATCAGCAACATGCTCATCGCGCCACCTTGGCGCGCTTCGGGGCGCCGTTGCGTCCCCAGATCAGCACGTTGTCAATGCCGACGCTCTGCAAGGTCGCGCCCTGGTTAGCGTTGAGCGAGGTAGTGGTGGCGTAGGTGCCGTCCGACTTCAGGTAGTCGAGCGCGACCGCTGTCGTGATCGTGCACTGCCCGAGGTTCACCCCCTCGATCCACAGCTCGCCATGAACGCCGGCCGGCGGCCAATTGGTGATGACCAGCGTGTGCGCGCCGGGGCTGGGCGCCCAGACCTGATACCTGCCGTCGCGGTAGTCGAGCGTGTCCACGCCGGCGTCCACGGTCTTGACCCGGTCGCCGCAGTCGGCCAGCACCGCACCGGTCAATGGTTGGTCGTCCATGTCGACCGGCCCGGCGAACTTGCCGCCCGTCTTGTCCATCTTGCTGTTGAACAGCCCTGCTGTCAGGCGCACGTCGATCTTGTCGCCGGCCGAGAAAGACAGCGCCGTTGTGCCTTCCTGTGCGCGCACGATGGTCAGGATGTCGCCGGTGCGCGCCGTGACCTTGACGATCTCCCATACCGGGCTGCCCGCGACCAGCTTGGTGATGGTCGCGTGGAACCAGTCGCCGCTGCTCAGTTCAGGGAACTTGAGGCCGTCGCCCGCCGCCACCGATAGGGAAGTCGCGATGACGGAAATGGAACTGGCCAGCGATGATGAGCAGTTATTGGTGAGAATGGCCGGCATTACCGCTCCTTTACGCGCATGCGAAACTCGGTTTCCTTGATCCGCCCGCCGATGGTGGAGGCGGTGACAGTGATCTTGTAGCTGGCCTTGTCGAGTCCGCCGGACAGCCACACCTTGACGATGGGCGATGCCACCTGCACCGCGTCGACCATCAGTTCGCCGGCGGGCTCGATGGTCACGACCGGCGTGTTGCCGATCGTGTCGTCGTCCGGCAGCCAGTCGGAAAAGTTGACATCGTAGTCGAGCGTGTCGCGCGGTTGTTTTACCCTGGTTTCCACTACCGGCTCCTTTCGGCAAGAACGTGGATGGTGCGCGGTTCGGGCGCGACATGAATGGTGCGGTCCTGCGCCGCGAGCACGAAGGCGTTGGCGTCTGGCCCGACCTTGAGCACGCGCGACGGGTGCGCCGCCGTGAAGGTGGCCGGCGTCACGAACGGGTGCGGTAGCCCCACCGAGGCGGTCATCACGAGATTGGCTGACCCTGAACCATTGCTTGCCATCGTTGCCCTCCCTGTCGCCTGCAGCCCGAACAGTGCCGACCCGGTGCCCAGCATCGCCTTGATGCCGTCGCCGACCGCCGTCATCGCCATGCTGGCCACGCCGCGCGCCGCCGGAATCACGGCGCCATCGGCCAGCGCAGACAGCGCCATGAACGCCACGTCGCCGATACCGCACAGCAGCAGGTAGGCGCGCCCGGCGACGGTCATCGACATGTGGGCCGCGCCGTTGCCGAGCACGGCGGCCAGCCCGTCACCCTGCGCGTGCGCTGCCATGCCAGCTGCCTGGGCACGCGGATGCATGACGAGATGCCCGGCACCATCCGCAGCAAGATCCTGCACAGCAGCGCCGCGCCCCCAGCGTGTGGCGTGGCCTGCGAGTGGCGTATCGTTGAGCGCGTAGCGTTCCATCAGGACTGGCGTGCGGTAATCGTATTGGTGTCGAACACGTACACATCGCCGGTCTTGAGCAGGCGCGGCGTCTCAAGCGGCGCCTGAAACAGCGGGTTGCCGCCGGCTGCCACATCCCAACAGACCCAGTGCGTCACGGTCACGTCGGCGATGCCACCCATGCTCGGGTAGGTGAGCTGGTGCCCGTTCTTGCGCTCGCCGTTGGCCGTCTTGTTCCAGGTTGTCACCTGGCGGCGCACATAGCCGGGCCAGGCATCGATCAGTACCTCATTGCTCCCGGTCTTGCCGGGATCGGCCGTGTGCAGCGAAATCCATGTGCCGTCCGGAACCGGGCACGGCACGCCATCGCACAGGGTGGCCATGACATTTTCTGCGGTGTAATCCGATGCTGCGTTCATCCTGTCTCCTACATGTACGTTGCCTTGGTGCGCACGCGGGCGCGCTGCTGTCCGGTGACGCCCTTGCCTGACAGGCCGACCAGCTTGCGCTCGAAGCTGGCAAGGAAGCCGGCACCCAGATCGGCGTTCGTGTAGGGCTGGCCGGGCATCATCAGCAGGCGTCCCAGCGCGCCGTGCGCGATCACCTCGCGGTACTGGTCCGCTAGGAAGTCCGGCAGGTCGAGGCAGTCCTGCGACGGCTTGAGCCACAGGCTCAGCTTGACGGTTCCCGCTTGCGCCGGGATCAGCCGCAGCGTGTTCAACTCGATCTGGCTGATGTACTGCGGCTGCCCGGTCAGCGAGCCGTCGCGCCAGCCGTCCATGTGCTTGTCCAGCAAGTCGACGGTCGCCGGCGTGAGCCTGGCCCCGTCGAACCAGGCGCGCTCGATATCGAGCAGCACCGATCCCACCGGCGTCGCGATGCATTCCGCTTCATCCGCCGAGACGGCGAACTCATCCTCGTAGCGCCACAGGCGCGTGCGCTCGCAGAACTCGATGGCGGCGTCGCGGATCGCGCTGTAGGCGGTCGGGATCGCGCAGCCCGGCGCGTACGGGTTGATCTTGCCAAGAAAGGCGTCAAGCGGCTTCATACGCTGTTCCCCGTGGCGGAATTGACCTGCGCGGCCTGCGCCGGCGCCCCGATGGCGTCGGTGAACGCCTGGTAGTGCAGCGCGGCGGTGGCCCCTTGGGCATACTCGCTGTCCTTGGTGTGGCAGCGGTACATGGCCCAGTTCAGGATCGCGCCCATGAACTCGACGCGCAGGTCGATCGCATCCTCGACCGTCTTCACTTCCGGCGGCGGCGCGGCCAGCATCGCCTCGACCAGCGCGCCCTCGACGGCCGGCGGGTAGACGTAGAAGGTGGTCGGGCTGCGCTCATCGATCATGAAGTGGCGCGTCTCGCCGGCCCTAGCGTTGTGCCAGTCCGGGTCGACGGCGTCGATCTGCTGCATGTCGGTAATGCGGATCGCGCGGCCCGGCTTGCCGTCAGGTTTGATGTTGCGCACCACGTTGAGCAACTGGCTGGTGCCCTGCGGCGCCTGCTGGTACGTGCCCGCTTCGAGCGCGACCAGCTTGGTGACAGCGCGCGCTGCAGGACGGCGCAGCACGATCTCGCGCGCCGCATCATTGAACCAGTCGATGCGCTCGTCTTCCGTCCAGCGCACCTTGTCCTGGTCGCTCATCATGTTGCCGAGTCGGCGCATCAGGTCCGCCACCTGGATCTTGACGATGTTCTGCGCGACCGATTCGGGCGGCGCGGTGTAGTCGATGGCAATGGTCATTACGCGCTCCTGACGAATGCGGCCTGCAGGTACGTATTAGCTGACCCGTTGGCCAGGTTCAGGTTCGCGCCACTGGTCTGCCGCACGAAAATTTCCACGTAATCGGTGGTCCCATTCAGGTACACATAGCCGTCTACGCGCTGGGAAAAGCCGTTGGCGTTGTTCGGGTTGTTCGCGCCCGCCTTGTACGACGCGCCGTTCTTGTAGATGTACGACTGGACCACGCCCACAGTGGACGGATACCACGCCAGCAAGGCCGTGATGTGGTAGTAGCCCGGAACGTTCGGCTGGAAACGGCCGGTACCAGTGCTGTACGCGTCGTTGGTGTCGTAATCCTTGGTGTTGAACAACACCTTCGTGTAGGTGTCATTCGCAATCGCGGTCAGCGCGCCAAGGGAGTAACTTGCCATCGGCTTGGACTGCTTGCCTAGTGCGTACAGCCCGAAATTGTTTTCTTCCAGCGCCGCGCCTGTCACGCTCCATCCAACCGACAGGAAGGCGTTGTCGCGCACGATGCCGCCACCCAGCGCAAGAACGCTGCCCGCCCCATCGAAGGTGCTGCCATGGATGACGGAAGTGGTGAGCTGCGCGAACGATCCGACCCGCACGAAGCGCCCTTGCACGGTGGCGGCCAGCTTGCCTGCCCCCGAGTTGGCCTTGTTGAAGTCCATGCCGCAGCCGGCCTGCGCCTCAAGGTGGTTGCCCTCGAACGTGCCGCGATAGGTGTAGGCAGCATTGTTCCCAACATCGAACACGGTCGTCTTGCCACCCAATACCTTCGACAGAATGGTGTTGCCGTTCATCGTGCCGATCACCGCACCGTTGACAGCGAAGCAGGACGACGCTTCCGTGCTTCCGTGAATCGCGGTGATCAGGTTGTCATTAAAAGTCAGGGTGGTGTCGGCACCGATCGATAACGCGGTTGTGGCCGCCGCATTCAGCCCGCCGGCCAGCGTGATGTCGCAACCGCTCATCTGTAGCGTAGTGGGCTGCGTGACTTGCACGCCAATCGAGTTGGCCTGATAGCGCAACCCCATCTGCACGCCGCTGATGGTGGCGATGCCGCCGTCGATCTTGACGAGCGTCGACAGCGATTCCATGTAGCCGCCGGCAATCGCGACATGGCCGGCGCTGATCCGCACGCCATTGCATGGGAACTTCTGTTCTTCGAGCCAGCAATTGATGATCGTGCAGCCATTCGGCGCGAAGCGGGCCACCCGGTCAGTGCAGTTGAACCAGAAGCAGTCTGCCACCGGGTTGTAGCAGCGCACACTGTCGAAGGTGCAAAGGATGCTCTCGTCGATGATGTGCGCCGCTGCCGCGTAGTACAGCGTGCAGTCGCGCATCGTGACATACGGCGTGCGATTGATCTTGGCGAAAACGAAATTTCGATTGGGCGCGGGTACGCTGACTTTGCCCATCACCTTGAAGCCTTCGATCAGCGTGGGCGGATGGAATGCGCCCTGCGCCGGATCGGACAGACTGAAAATATCGGCTTCGTTGTACGATAGAAAGATGCCGTCATACTCGGACACGTCGAGCGTCGCGCCATTGCCGATGAAATTCTGTCCGGCGACGCACGACACCTTCGATTTGATCTTGTATGTGCGCCGCGTGAATTCAATGGTTCCAGGCTTGCCGTCGAGCGCGTCGACTGCACGCTGTATGGCCGGCGCATCATCCTCTTCAACGGCCAGCCAATGATCCTCGACGGACCTCCGCTCCAGCAACTTGTCGTGCACTGTCCGTCTGGAAAAGCCGATCTTGTCTGCCCCGTCGCCTTGCGCCAATGATGACCACCTCGCGGCGTCGCCATCGTCCAGAACGTCGTAGAGCTTGACCGGGCCGGTTGTTGTCAGCGCCTTCCCGCCTGCCGTGATCTCCAGCAGGTAGTCGCCGTTGGGCGCATAGAACGCGAACTCGCCTTGTTGCCCCGAGATCAGCGGGTTTCCTGTCGGCGCCCCTCCATTAGCAGCGTAGATCGTGGCCAGTGTGCCGTCGAGCAGCAGCACGCGCACGCTGGCGCCCTTGATAACATTGCCCTTCAGGTCGGTGACGACATCGGCGTGCTGCTGCATGGCGGTCCTTTACTGTGCGTCCAGCGCTTCGCGGATTTTTGCGGCGGCCCACTTGTGGTGCGGAGCCTTGCCGAACTTGTCCTTGTACTTGGCGGCGAGCGCGGCGCGTTCTTCCGAC